CGCCAACGAAGCCGCCCCGGACGGATGGCGGGTGGCATGACCAAGGCAACATACGCGGGCCTGTCCGGCGCCGAGTTCATGCGCATCGTCGGCGCCGATCTGGACAAATGGCTCGACGCCGCAATGGAAAGCGCCGAGGCCAAAGGCATGAAGATCGAGCGCGAATGGCTCCGCTCCCTGCTCGATGACGCCATGGACGCCGCACGCCGCCTCAGCCGGCCAGTGCTGCCGGTGACAGAGGATGACAACCCATGACCGTGCCCCGCGCCCTCTACGCCAATCCGCCGACCGCACCGGAGGCCGCCGAGGCAACCGCACCCAAGGGCGGCCCGGCGTCGGCGGGCTACACCCGCGACCTCGATGACGCCCACGCCCGCCTCGTGCGCTGGTTCGAGGAGTCGGAAAACAACGGCACCGACGCACGCGACCGATCCAACCGCGACCGCGATTACGTCACCGGCATCCAGTGGACCCAGGCCGAACTCAAGGCGCTCGCCGATCGCCATCAGCCGCCGATCACGATCAACTATTGCAGCCGCAAGGTCGATCTGATGTGCGGCATCGAGCGCAAATCGCGCACCGATCCCAAGGCATACGCCCGCAACCCGACCGACGAGGACAAAGCCTACGCCGCAACCCAGGTGCTGCGCTACATCGCCGATCAGAACAAGCTCAACGTCGTCCGCAGCGCCGTCTACGAGAACATGCTGGTCGAAGGCGCCGGCGGCTGCGAGATCGGCCTTGAGGACGACGGCAAGGGCGGCGCGGATATCACCATCACCGCCGTCCCGTGGGACCGGCTGTGGTGGGATCCCCACTCACGCCTGCCCGACTTCAGCGATGCGCGGTATAAAGGGCTGGTGATCTGGCTCGACCGCGACCAGGCCAACGAGATGTGGCCCGACGCGGCCGATGTCATCACCGACAGTTTCGCAACCCACGAAGGCAGCTACGACGACCGGCCCGGCCACGTCCTATGGACCGACAGCACCCGCTCGCGCGTTCGCGTCGTCCAGTGCCACTGGGACGAGGGCAACGTCTGGTGGAGCGCCACCTACACCCGCTCCGGCTTCCTCGCCTCGCCGATAAAGTCGCCGTTCCTCGATCACCGCAACAAATCCGCCTGCGGCCTGGTCATGCAGTCCGCCCATGTGGACCGCGAGAACAACCGCTACGGCATGGTCCGGGACATGATCTCGTTGCAAGACGAAATCAATAAACGGCGGTCCAAGGCGCTGCATTTGCTCTCGGTGGCGCAGATCATCACCGAGAAAGGCGCGGTCGAGGACATCGACAGGGCGCGGCGCGAGGTCGCCAAGCCGGACGGCGCTATCGAGGTCACGCCTAATATGCGCTTCGAGGTCCATCACGGCGGCGAGATGGCCACCGGGCAAATGCACCTGTTGCAGCACGCGACCGGCGAAATGCAGGCCACCGGCCCGAACGCCAGCATGTCAGGGACGGATGACCGGGAATTGTCCGGGCGCGCTATTCTCGCCCAGCAGGCGGGCGGGGCGGCGGCCAACGAGCCGATCGCGGACGGGCTGCGGCAATGGATGCAAACCGTCTACGAAATCGCCTGGATGGCCGCCCGGCAATACTGGACCGCGGGCAAATGGGTGCGGGTAACGGACGACCTGGGCAATACGAAATACGTCGGCATCAATCAGCCGGTGACGCTGCAAGATAAATTGGCGGAGATGCCGGAACAGCAGCGGGCGCAGGCCATGCAGCAGTTGCAGATCGTGCCCGGCGATCCCCGCCTGCAAATGGTCGTGGGCATCGAGAACGACATTCGCGGCATGGATATCGACGTGACCATCGCCGCCGGGCTGGACGTGCCATCGCTGCAAAACGAGCAATTCCAGGTGCTGTTGCAACTCGCCAGCACGCAACCGGGGCTGATCCCCGCCGACGTGCTGATCGCCGCGTCCAGCCTCCACGACAAGGACAAGCTGCTTGAGCGCATGAAGGCGCACGAGCAGGCGCAGGCGCAGACGCAGCAGAAGGCCGGACAAATGGCCGAGCAGCACGCCCAGGCCGAGATCACCGGCAAGCAGGCCAAGGCCGCCGCCGACTTCGCGCTGGCCGCCGAACGCCGTCACGCCTCGGTCCACCACATCGCGGACATGCACCAGGGCTTCATGGACATGAACGCGCCGCCGGATGCGCCCTCCGCGCAGGGCACCGTGGTCCCGCCCGAGGTCCAGGCGGCAATGGACACGGCCGACCTCCGGGGCCGCCACGCCAAGGCTGCGGTGGACGAGGCGCGGGCGAATGATTTGCGGCACTCGGCGGTGGAGCGCGTTTCCAACGTGATGCTGCAAGGGCTGCAGCCGCAAGGCCCGGCTCCGTGAGCGGCTTTCTGGTTCGCAACCAACTGATGCCCGGCACGGGAGGGCCGTTGCAGGCTAACCCGCTGGGGCAGTCCGGGGCCGGGCAGAATACCCCCGCGCCGCAGATCCAATCCGGCACCGGCGGGCTGGATCTCGCGCAACCGGCCTGGGGCGGCGGCGGCCTCGGCGGCGATGATATGCAGCAGCTCATGGCGGCGTTCCATCAGCACATGCAGGCCGGAGGGTTCCCCGCTCCTGGCGTGCAAGGGATACCGGGCGTGCCGGGGCAGGCCAACAATCAGCAAATCCAGCAGTTCCTCGCATTGACCAACGCCCCGCAAGGCGCCTGGTCCGGCGGCGAGGGCGGCGGCGGAAATGGCGGCGGCCAGCGGTAATGAGTGGAGACACCACCCCATGAGCGAACTCGACAGCTTCCTTTCAGCCGGCACGCAGCCGCCGGACCCGTCAGCCCCGGCGCCCGCACCGCCCGCGCCGCCGCAGCCAGGTCCAACACCACCGACGCCGCCCCCGGCCGCCAAGCCGGAGCCGAAGGACGCCAAGCCGGAGGCCAAGGCCGAACCGCCCAAGCCCGAGCCGGAACCCGAGCCGGACGACGATATCGGCCACGACGGCAACATGATCCCGCCCTCGGTGTTCAACAAAGCCCGCACCGATTGGAAGTCAAAGGTCGTCGAGGCCCAGACCCAGGCCCGCATGCTCCGCGAGCAAATCGAGGCGATCCAGAAGCAGCAGGCCGCCCCGCCGCCCGCGCCGCCAGCCTATCAGCCACCCGTGGTGCTCGATCCCGCACGCGATCCGGTCGGCTACCACAACCGCCTGCAAGAGGTGCTGCTTAACGACCGGCTGAATATGTCCGAGCTGATGGAGAAGGAAAAACACCCGCCCGAGGTCTTCGAGGCCGCCGTGAACGAGTTCAAGGACATGGCGATCAAAGACCCGGCGCTGTTCGCGAAGCTGCACCAGCAGCAGCACCCCTATGGCTGGCTGATGAAGGAGGTGCAGCGGCTCCGCCTACAGCGTGAGGTCGGCGACGATCCGGAGGGCTACAAGGCCCGCCTGCGCGCCGAGTGGGAGGCCGAACAACAGCGCAATGCCGAGGCGCCGATATCGCCCGCCGCCGGGCTGCCGCCCTCGCTCGCCACCACACGGTCGGCTGCGCCACGCAGTACGAATGGATTTTCGGGGCCACCGCCTCTCGAAGATATCTTTGCCAGGCCGAAACGCCGCCCATGAGCGACGTTACCCTGATCATCACCGCCGCTATCCTCTACGCCGGGCGCACCGCGCGGCACTGGCCGGAAACCGCTTCGCACCGCGAAATGTGTATGACAGCGGCCCTAAATGATGCGAAAGAGATAGTCCGTCTCGTCCATTTGCAGATCGCCCCGCCGCCGGGGGCACGGGCCGACGCCACCATGGCGCGGCAGTCGGGCGTTAAAGGGTCTGCCAATGGAGTCCGCCGCCGGGATTAACGGGCGCACGCGGTTGCCTCGCGGTTGCATCTTGCAATCCGCCTGCAATCCGCACACCGGGCTGTATTCGGACCCGCCGCCGGGGTCGCGCCGCTCACCAGGCGATAACCGTGTGAGCCTGCCGCCGAGGCAAAGCCGATCGCCATGGAGCGATCAGCCAGCGGGCGTCCTTTTCGGGCTGTAGCCGCCCCGCCGCCGGGGGCATCAGCGACCCTCGAAAGACAATCGTATGGCTGACATGAACCTAACGCCCGCCAGGACGGGCTTGACCCCAATTATCTGGGATTCCGATTACTTCACCGAATATGTAAGGAAAAACCAGTTCGCCCGCTACATGGGCACGTCGATGTCCTCGCTCATCCAGGTGCGCGAGGATCTCACCCGCAAGGCCGGTGATACCGTAGTCTTCCCCACCGTCCGCAGACTGGTGGGCGCCGGCGTCAGCGGCAACACGGTGCTTGAGGGCAACGAAGAAATCCTCAACGCCCGCTCGCTGAACCTGGTCGTGGCCGCCATCCGCCACGCCGTCGCGGTATCGGACTGGGACGAACAGAAGTCGGTCATCGCGCTCCGTGACGCCGCCCGCGATGCACTGATGAACTGGAGCATGGAGAAGATCCGCGCCGATATCATCACCTCGCTCGAAGCCATGACGGCGGACGGCTCGGTCCAGATTCCCTACAGCACCGCCTCCGCCGCACAGCGCAACACCTGGCTGGTCAACAACGCGGATAGGGTGTTGTTCGGCGTCAGCAAGTCCAACGCGGTTTCCGGCGTCATGGCCACCGCGCTCGCGACCCTCGACGCGCCCACCGACAAGATGAGCGCGGCCATCGTCACCCTCGCCAAGCGTATTGCCCGCACCGCCAGCCCGCGCATTCGGCCGATTAGCGTGAACGACGACGAAGAATGGTTCGTGATGTTCATGCCGTCACTGCCATTCCGCGATCTGATGCAGGACACGACGATCATCAATTCGTTGCAATATGCCTGGGAACGCGGCCGCGACAATCCGCTGTTCACCGCCGGGGATATCATCTGGAACGGGGTCATCATCAAAGAAATCCCCGAGATGCCGATCATTGCCAACGCCGGCGCGGGCGGCACCACCGACGTCGCCATGTCGGCCCTCTGCGGCGCGCAAGCCCTCGGCGTGGCATGGGCGCAGCGCACCAAGAGCACCACCAACACGCGTGACTACGGCTACATGCACGGCGTCGGCATCCAGGAGATGCGCGGCATCGGCAAGCTGCGCTTCGGCACCGATCCCACCGTGGACACCACGAAACCCGTGGACGCCGGGATCGTTTCGGTATTCACCACCGCCGTCGCGGATGCATAAACAGGAGCCAAACATGGCAAGCGGAACCAAGTCCGAACACGACACCAAGCACGACGAGCCGAAACGCGCCGCCACCGCTACCGCCGCCGCCTCCACCCCGTTCTTCCCGGAACGGACCGAGGAACAGAAGGCCCAGATCGCCAACGATAGCGTCGGCGCCCAGGTCATCCTTGAGGCGTCCTCGCTCGCGGCGCTGGCCTCACGCGGCGGCGCCGGAAGCTCCGTCGAGGAGAACTCCGCGCTGCACATCGAGGGCATGCCCCGGATCGTCGGCCTGTCCCGCGATTCGATCGGCGGCACCGTCTCAGGCAAGAAAGGCCCCGAGGTCAAACTGCACCGCCCGGTGCCCTGGTATGAGCCGCCCGCGGCACTCCAGACCTCGGCCGAGGTCCGCGCGGAGGCCATCGCGCAGATCGTCTCGCCGTAATGGGTGCAACCGTCGCCCAGCTTGCCGAACGGGTGCTTCGGCGGCTGGGCGTCGCCATCGTCCCGGTAGCCGACCGGCCCCGCCTCGACACGCGGATATCCCCGGCCACCATCGCCACCAACGCGCTGATCCAACTAGGCGTGCTCGCGGTCGATAAACCGCCGGTGAGCCAGGCGGTGGTTGTCCCGATCGACAACATTGCCACCCTGGCCCTGATCAAGCTCGGCGTGATCGCGTCCGACGAGACGCCGATCGCCTCCGACATGACGTTCGCCCGCGATGCGGTCAACGCGGTCCACGCCAACCTCGTGGCGCAGGGCCATGCCGACTGGGCTTCAACCGCGATCACCAACGCGGTCTCGGAGGAGTATGCGGCCCTCGTCGCGATCCACCTTGCGGCCAGCTTCGGCAAGGCGGCGGATATTCAGAACGCTGCGGTCCTTGAGGCGCGCATCGCCGCCGTGTCCCGCGCCATCCGGGCGCAGGCGTTGGCGCTGTCCAAGGTGTCGGAGATCCAGGCATCGCTCACCTCGCAGGGCAGCGTGTTCTGGGACAACACCGGCATCCCCACTTCGGTGGCCGAGGAATACACCCGCCTCACCGCCCTCTCGCTCGCGCAGTCCTTCGGGCAGCAGGTCGATCCCAAAATGCTGCTGGTGTTCGAGGAACGCGTAAAGCGCGCTTCGCGGATCTACCGCGCGCCGGAGGATGCCCAGGAAGCGGTCATGTCGGTGCATGACAGCCTGGTGGCCCGTGGGCTCGCAAGGTGGTCGGTATTCGACATCCATGCCGCCGCCGAAATGCCCTACGAGATGATCGCGGCCAACCGCCTGGCGCCACTCTACGACGTCAGGGTCGATCCCGGCGCCGAAGCGCTGGCCACCAGGCAACTGGCGCAAATCGTCGCCCTCGGCAGTTCCGGCGAGCGCGTCCGGGTGGAGTATTTCTAGATGCCCGGCGGGGACTTTGATGACGGGCTGAATTTCGGCGGCACGCCCGCCGTGGAGCCGCCGCCCGCGCCGCCCCCCTCGCCGCCGCCTACATCGCACACGCCGGACGATGACCTCGATTTCGCCGGCTACCCGCAGCCGCCGGACGTGCCGCCCGATCCCACGGGCGAGGACTGGCGCGGGCCGCCGGGGCAGCAGGGGCCGCCGGGACAGCCGGGCCAGGACGGCAGCCCCGATACCGCGTCCCAAGTGCTCGCCAAGCTGATCACGGTGGACGGCACAGGCTCCGGTCTCGATGCTGATCTGCTCGACGGCGTGGACAGCGCCGCGTTTGCGCGGGTGACGTCCCTGGCGGGCTACCTGCCGCTGACCGGCGGCACGCTAACCGGGCCGCTGCAGCTACCGACTGGCACTGTGGCCGCGCCGGCTTTGGCGTTGGGCGGCACCGACGCGGGGTTCTATCGCTCCAGCCTCAACATCGGCGTCAGCCTGGGGGGCAACTTGGCGTGGC